TAGAGCTATTAGGATTATTTAGATCTGTATAGTTAGTTAAAAATAAATATATTAAATTATTTGTTTCATTTATATACCATCCTATAATTTCTAATCCACCTGGAGGCGTGACGTTTGTGGGAAAAAAATCTGATACTTTAGTATTGCCTAATACATTTTCTAAGGCACCAACATCAGAGTCTTCAGATTTACTTACAGCCACGTTTATAGCGTCTCTATACTGACCTCCTGATAGTAGTCTATCGTCTAAGTCTTTATTCATTTTAGACTCGATAAAAGTATGTTTAGCTTGTGCCATATATTAATGTTTAATCCACTTAGACTTACCTCTCATAACTTGTGTTAATTCATCAAGTTTTAGGTTTTGTAATCTAATCTTTGCATTTCTTAAAGCAGCTCTTCTTTCTTTTTTGAATCTACCTATAACATACTCAGGCATGTTTCTAGCTGTAGAAACAACAGCATGAACTATATGCATGTACATTGCTTGTTCAATCATTTTAGGTATTCTAGTGTCAGCGTTGTAAGCTAAGCCGTCAGATATGTATTCTATTAATATTATTCCAGATATATTACTGCTAAAAGAAAAAGTACCTTCTCTTTCATTTATTGTAAACCAACCATTTGTTTGCGTTAGTTCAGGTTCTAGACCGTATCTCTGGCCATAAGCTTGTTTCCACCAGGTTAAGTTATATATGTTAGAGTTGTTTATTACCTCTTGAGTTAGTTTTCCATTTATGTCAGAATCATTAGCACTTTTCCAAAGTCCATCTGTTATAGATTGTGAAGCTTCTTGATTTTCACCAAATTGATCTTGAATATAATCACCTCTATTATCCTGTAGTATTAACTGCTCAGGATTCATTGTTAATCCATTTGCTGGGTATATAGTTCTTTGTACACCATTAGGATCAACCCAAGACAATCTAGTGTAGTTTACATAATCTTGAGGTATTGGAAGCTGTAGATTTGGTGGTAGTGATAATTCTTGAGATTTTATACTCTTTAACGTGTCGTAGCTAAATTCCTGTAATCCTCTTTTAGCATGAAATATAACATCAGATCTTTTAATTTTAGGTATTACTTTATCAGTACCTACATAGGCAACCATGAAGTTATCTACAATATCTGATATTTTGACATACTCATAATTACCTCTACCTTCCCATAGCGTCGGATCTTGTAATTGTAATAAAATTTCAGCTTTATTTGCAGGGGCAGTAGTAAATGTTATAACATTGTTTGCTACTGTGTAATTTAACTCTATAAATGGAGTTCCATTATATGGTGTTATTTGTATTTGAAAATTAGCATTAGTAGTGTTTGTAGTTCCTAGTAATTCTACTTTAAAAGTGCTAGTAAAAATCGTGTTGCTACCATCACCAAAAAATACTTCTTGACCAGAGTAATATTGAGCATTAGTTTGGTCTATTAAACCACCATCAGGAGAATTTGCCATTTTTTAACTTTTTTGATTTGCATTTTCTTGAGCTATTTGACCAGCGGCGGCTTGTACAATGCTTTGGTCTCTAATAACTACTCCAGCATACATTAGTATACTTAGTATTAATTCTGTTTGATCAGTATCGTCTATTTCAAAATCTACAGGATTTATAGAGTTAAACTCACCTAAACTACCAACAACATAGTTCCATTGAGGACTTGATGGCTTTCTTACATAGAAAGCATTGATTTTATCATTTGATATAGTTGGATAAACATTTATATTCGTCTGAGTACCGCTACTATTAACTACATAAACTGGAAAGTCTAAAGTAGGTTTTGTTAATTTAGATTTGTTTATTAAATTGTAATCGTGTTGAGTTAGTTGTTGAAGTTCTCTATCATTTTCTGTATAAGTTAAAGTTCCTAACCTATGAATAACAGCGTTATAACCTCCAGAATTGGTTACTTGCGTTAAAGTATTGTTTACTTCAAACTGTTGTATTTTTTCTTGTAGTGTTTTAACTCTATTAGCATATTCACTATCATTTTCTGGCATTCTTAAAGCTTGATTTAAATCTTCAAAGTATTTTTCAAATATACCTAATTGAGCTTGAGTAGCCATTTTATTAAACTCTTCTGGAGTTATATAGCCTCTTTGTTCTTTATTAAGTATTAATAAGACTGTTTTGTATACATTGTCTACGCTTATTGCCATTTTTAATATTTTAAAAAAAAAGGTGGTGATTAGACCACCTTTATTATAATCACTTGTTATTTAAGTTTTTTCTCTATAGAATTAAAAACTTCAAGTCCTTCATCAGTTTTAAACCAAGCGGCTAATGCTGAGTAAGGATGTTCATCGAAAGGAACATTAAATAATTTCCTATTGTTACTACCCCAAGAAAATGTTCTGTTATCTCCAGATAATGTTAATATACCTTGCTCTACAGCCACAATACCTAAGTTTCTTAACTGCACATTTTGATCAGTTGCTAAATCAACAAAGATACTTGGGTTGTTTTTAGCAAATATTAAAGCATCTCTTTTAAGTTCTTTAGTACTTATGTTACTAACATTGCTACCCATTTCAACTCTCATTATAGCCTCTAAATGATCTATTTCTAGATTTTGTGCTAAGTTTAAAGCTTCGATTTCCATTTCTATATTTTCAACTTCGTTTGAAGCTATTTGTCTTGGATCATGCTCATAAAACATTTTGTTACACTGAGGATGTAGAGTTAAAAACTTTTGCAAAGTTGTTTCTTCTTTATTAACTTGTAAGAATCCTTTTTCAAATATAACATGTTTTAAAGTAACTGGACCATCTTGTTCATCTACAAATATAGACTTTTGATTAGTAGCATATCTTAGTTCTCTATTGTATCCTTTTTCTTGGTCAAACCAAAGTAATGGATACTTGTTAGTATGTCTAACTGGTATAGAATATGTTAAAGGTTCAAAATTTCCTTTTTATATGTATCTTCGATCTTTCATTTGCCAACCATCAAATACATCTTTTTTTTCTGTTTTAGCTTTCGCTTTTGTTTTTTCCATAATATAATATAATATAATAATTAAAAAAGACCCCGCCGAAGCGGGATCTTGTTATTGTTTGACTACGATATAATAGTCGGGTTTTTTCCGTAAGCAATTGATTCCACTTCCGCTCCAGCAAACCAAGCAACAACAGGTTGCGAGTTTACAGCAGCAGCAGCTTTAGCTATAGCTTCTGAAATAGAAGCTATACAATTAGCTTCGTCATATTTAAGATCTGAAAAAGTAACTGTCCATCCAGCAAATTGTGAATGAATGTTAGTATTATCACCACTAGCCACTTTAGTTGAAATAAATAACTTATTGTCAACAATAGTAGTTGCATCTGATAGTACATTTTCAACAGATATTATGTCATCAATTGGTATTAACTGTTCTGATCCAGCATCTGCATCAACAGGAGATAAATCATTAGCTTCTAACGTGATAACAACATCAGTTGATCCACCAATAACAGAGCTAGCAAAAGTAAGTGTATCACCTGCTTTATAACCATCACCACCATTAGTTGCTGTAGCAACTGTAACAACTCCAGCTACAACAGTTAAAGCAACAACAGCGCTAATTCCACCACCACTAGTAGTGAAAGTTTTAGCTCCACCAGTAACAGTAGTTGCATCACTACTATTAGTAGTAATAGAAGCAGTTAAACCACCAGTTGTAGTTAACATCGCTCTTCCTGGATTAGCAGAAATAGGCATTTTTATATAATTACTCATATTCTATGTTTTAAGCAGGGTTATTAGATTTAGCTTCTACACCTCTACCAGCTGACTTAGAAAAAACTTTAGCTTCTGATAAAAGATTAAACGTAGGTACATTTCCCTCTTGTTGGTTTACTTCTGCTATTAATTTTTGTAAATTAACAACATCAGCTGCAACAACAGTTCCATCGTACGTGATACTAACTCTTAAATAATCGTCTCCTGTAGAACTAGGAGAAGTATAGTATAAGTGTATAACATCAGAACCCGAAAGTTCTAATTCATACACACCATCTACATTACATACAATGTAATTTTGTAGAGGATTTGTTGTCCCTTTTAAAGGAAGTTTAATATAACTCATAATTTGTATGTTTAGAGGTTAAAAAATTACGCAGCCTTAAACAATACAAAATTATTTGCAGCTTGTGTTACTAAACATCTTTCAGATAAGAAGTGTACTGACATTGCATCTAAACCAGAAGTATAAGCTCCACCTACAGATCCAGTGATCCAAGACTTGTATCTTCTATCTTCAGTTTCAGAAGCTCTATATCTTACATGTAAGAAAGGACGTCTAATATTAACACCCATCATTTGATCGTATACTGTAGTTGTTCCGGCAGGAATCATTACGCCATCAATAGCTTTAGATAAACCTCTTGTAGATGCGTCGTTTAAGTATTTCCAATCAGTCTTGTAGAAGTCATAAGAACCTCTTCTAAAACCAGAAAATCCAAAATTCAATGCCATTTCAGACTCATTGTCAAAAAGACCATAAGAAGCTGAAGCAGTTGAACCATAACCACCACCGGCCATAGCGCCGATCATATCATCAAAATCAAGAGCAGTAGATCTATTTAAGAATAACATGTTTTCTTCAATAGCTCCTTGCTTATCTAATTGTTGTAGTATAACATCAAAGTCACCTAATGCACCAGCTCCAGGAGCAGCAGCACCAGAAAAACCAGAATATACATTACCTCTTGCTTCGATAGCAGAAAATAAACCTTCAGATCCACTAACTTGAATACCACCAGCTCCAACTGTTCCGTCATATTTGAAATCGTAACCAGCTTTTTCAGATTCAACCATCATCATTTCTAAATAGTCATCAAATCTTAGTCTTGTTTCAGACTCAGACTTTAAATACCATAAGTATCCAGATGTTCCATCTTCAGTAGCAACTTCAACCCAACCAATTTGTGCAGTGTCAGAACCGTTTATCTCAAAGTGATCTTTAAGAATAACAGGGTTATTGCTAAATTGAGTAAAGTTTGGCTGAATAGCACCTTTCATAGCGTCAGTACCTTTTCCAAAATCAGAACCGTATACAAATAAGCTACATGGTCCAGTTGCTAAAGTTGCATTTACAGTAGCGCTGTCATAAGGTATAGCATCTATTTGATTAGCAGCACCAGTGTAAGCTCCACCATCTGATTTTCCAGATATTGTAGATCCTACAACTAACATCTTCTGAGTAATAAGACCAGTTGCATTGTCAGAAACTAAAATAGTTTGACCAGTTCTTACAGCTGGATTAGTAGCAAGAGTGCTAGCCATGTTAATAGTAATTCTACTAGAACCATTTTCACCACCACCTTGAGTGATACTTGTAACAGCATCATAAGCTACGTGTAATCTATTTTGTTCAGACCAAATAACTTGATCAGATGTCATTGGCATCTCAGCACCAACCATTCTCAAGAAACCAGACAAAGTTCTGTTTCCGTATCTTTCTACCTCTTGCTCATAAAGCTCAGGTAAGTATTGCTGTGCAAAATCATTTTGTCCACCTGTGAAGTCTAAGTAATTAGACTCTAAAGCTAACTTTTTTTGAGAAGGCACAATTTTTGCAGGGAAAGACCCTGTATTTGTAAAACCCATTTTTTTAGTTTTTATTTATTTGTTATTTTTCTTTTTATTTTTAACTTAGAACTATCATTACCTGTTATTGCTTTAACTTTTAACCCGTTTATAAAAATATCACCACTAGCACTAGGTCTAGGTGTGTTGTCTATATTTTTAGATTTAGATATTAAGTCTTTAGTACCGTCAGCCACACCTTGTTCGTAAAAGTGTTTAGCTATAGTATCAGCATTACTAGCAGTGTAAAGAGCTTTATGGTATGCCTGTACATCAGATATTTGTCCATCTTTATCAAGAAACCTTCTCAAAAAATTATCTAGATTAGACTGATCTTGGCTAACTTTTTCATTATTAATTCCATATCTAAAACTTTTTTCTCCTACGTCAAATTTAAAACCTTTAAATTCATTGTCATTGAATAAGTCACTAGTTCTTTTTTGGAATCTTTCTGAAATAGTTTTTGTTCTTTGTTGTTCTTCGTTATATCTATTGAAAAAATCCATTGCTTTTTGTTGCTCCTGAGTAGCGCCCGGTCTCAACTTGATCTCGTCGTAATATTTACTCTTAGTTTCTTCCAAAAAGTTTCTGGCTTTTGCAATTTCTTCTTTACGAGCTACTTGTTTTTTCTTTATTGTTCGCTCGTCTTCAACCTCATCATCAAAATAAAAATTATCTTCTAATATAAAGTTAATCTCTTCTTGATTTAAATGTGGCTTAGTTTTTTTATAGTACTCATTAAGTAAGGCTTCTTCATTTATATTTTTATAATCAGCATTTAATCTTACGTAATCTTCTAAAGTACCACCTGTGTCATTCATAAAACCTATCAACTTTTCTACATTTTCAGGTAGTTTAACTTCTGGTTCTGTTTTTTTAACAGGTTCTTCAATTTCTTTTTTAACCTCTTCTTCTTTGACTACTTCTTCCATTATTGGTTTTTCGTCAACTTTTTCTTCATTAGTTTTATCAACTTGTTTCTCTTCAACCTTTTTCTCTTCAACTTGCTTGTTTAAAACAACTTCTTCTTCTTCTTTAGGTTTTTCGTCTTCTTTTTTAGATAAATCTAATTTTGTTACACTATTTTTTTTGTTAAGTGTTTTAGGTCTTCCGGGTTTCTTTTTAATTTTAAATTCGCCCTCTTGTTGTACTTCTTCTTTGTTCATAATATATAATATAATAATTAACTAGTACCCATCATAGATTGTGCTAGTTCTACGGGGTTGTCTTGATCGGCTTCAAAGTCAATTGGCATTTCTTTGTTTTGTCTTTGCCCAATCATAGCTGACTGTTGTGTTCCAACTATTTTAGCTCTTTTGTCTTTTCTGTTTTCTATTTCACCTTCTTTGGCTTTTTCTCTTTGACCTATTATTTCTTCTTTTTGTAAAATAGCTTGAGTTTTAATTTGTTCTAATTGCATGTCGTAGCCAAACTGAATTTCCATTATACCTCTTTTTATTTCTGCTTCAGCTTGTATTTTTTGAATACTAAATTCAGATTTTCCTTTTTCAACTTGCAGTTGTGTTTGTGCTAAAGCTTCTTGCTTTTGAACCTCTGCCATAGCTGATCTTTCTGAAGCTTCTGCGTTGGCTTGTGCTTGGGCTTGTATATTAGCTTGTTGAGCAGCTTGATCTTCTTTTGCTTTTTGCTTTCTTCTTACTTTTATTAACTGGTTAGCTAGCTTTAAATTATGAATTTGCCTTATATCTATAGCATCTTCTAAAGTTATGTTTTGCTGTTGTAAGGCTACTTGTATGTTTTGTTCTAATTGAGCTTTTTCTTCTTCATCTGGAACTAATTCTAAAAATATACCAAAATCATATAAGTGTAAGTTAAATATATCTTCTAAAGTTCCAGTATTATAAGAACTTATAGCTGACTTTAAAGCTTCATTAGTTAATTCAAATTCTAAGGTGTCCGCGATTCTACAGGCAATATTTTCGCATGTTTTTATAGTTAAATATAAACTTGCATTTAATATATGTTTTGTAGCTGTATTAGAATTAGCCGCAGCTAGTTTTTGTAAGCCAACTAATGAGTCTTTACCTGGTTGACTACCATCTCTAGCTTCGTTAAGACCAGTTACGTCTCTTATTAATTGTAGGTAGTATTGATAAGTTTGTATTAAAGAAGCTATTTTAGCTTGGCCACTAGAGCTAGAAAGCTCTTGTATTGGAACTTTGCCGTGGTTTAAATCACCATCTTGAGTCATTGATCTACCTACAATAGAACCAGTCTGAAAATACATATTTAAAGCTTCCTGAGGATTATATGTAGTTCCATTGCCTAAATCAACCTCTGCTAAACCATCTACATCAACAAAAACTCCATCAGGAACTATTCTGGCTAAAACTTGTTGCAGTTTTAAGTGAGTTAATTGTATCATATCAGCAAATCCTGTTACTCTACTAACTAAAGACTCTATTCTTCCTTTGTACATTTTAGGTGCACATATAGAATAATTCATGTTAACTTTTGTAAGATTTGAAGAAGGTCTTGTCATGTTCTTAGACATTTCCCAGCTTAACATCTCATCATGGCCAAGTATTTTAGCGCCACTATACAAAACCTCTATAGATCTAGATACTCTATCAAAATTATCAGTTTTTTCTGGGTTAAAAGCGTCAGTTTTTTCTAAAGCTTTTTCTAAACCATTGGCCGTATGCTTTATTTTAAAAACTTGCTCACTAAAAGTTTTGTATTCAAAATACAACACATAAACCATATTCCCATCATTTCTAGCATCCCAATTATACATTATGTTGCTATTACCTGGGTATTTTTCAATTCTTTTTAAATCTTCAGCGGTTAAATTTGGAAATTCTTTTTTAAGTTCTGATAGTGTTATAGGCTTTACTTCTCCAACGTACCATATGTCTTGAAAATTTGGATCATCAGTATATGAATATACAAGTCTAGAGGGATCAACATAATCTATTTTTATTCCATTTGCTCTATTCCAAGAAGTTTTAACAGCGCCAATACCTAATATAGTTAAGTCTTCATTAAATCTTCTTCTAACTAAGTCATATTTATTAAAGTCTAAAACAGTGTTTATAGCTTCTTCTTCTGCTATTTCTACAGATTGCTTGTAGTCAAGCTGCATGTGCAGGTTTAGTTCTTCTTGATTTTGAGGTAGGTCTTCTGGGTTTTCTGTAGAATATAAATCTATATTTAAAGCGCCTTTTATATTACCTAAAAAAGCATCAGCCTGCATATCTCTTAATATTGATTCTGCATAAGCTGTTCTCTTTTTTAATGAAGCTGGATCTTGAGCATAAGCTTTTATATCGTATAATCTATCAGACATGCCATTAACAACTATATCCACGAATTTAGGTATTATAGGTATAGGCTTCCAGTCTAAATTAAGATAAGATAAATCACCATTTATAGAAAGTTCGTCTTTATATTTCTGTACAGGTTGTTCACCCCTGGCATATAGTCTTAATGTTCTGAAATTGTTGTAATTGTAATTGTACCTATTTGTTACTCCAGTTCTAGTACCACTAAACCAGTCAGTTTCAATTGCTTTACCAACTTTCCGTCCATAATCTAAACTTGCTTTAACTTCATCAGATACTACCTGATCAGGGAAAATACTAAAACTCTCTGTGTTTATCATTTATTTAATTATTTGTGAAAAATCTCCTTGATTGTTATATTTTTTAATTCCTAAATTAATAGATCTTGTAGTTCTATCTAAGTTTGGCTTATACTTGTTTTTATTACAAGCCATTATAGCTAGTCCAGAACTAATAGAAGCATCGTGCTTAGTTCTATTATTTATATTAAAAGTAGCCCAATCTTCTAATGTTGGTTGGTGGAACATGTCCCCATAACTTTCATCTATTCTACCTACATAATTACTTATGTAAGTTTCAATCGCAGCAGCGTGTGCTTGCTTAATATCTTCTCCTGAATTAGGTATTCCACCTACTTCTTTTTCAGCAACAGACAGCTTATTCCATATTTTATCAGGCCGATTTATAGAAAAACCTCTATAACCTCTACGTTTGAAATAATATAGTAATCTAGGCTTGTTATTCTCAGCTAATATTGGCATGCCATAAAAAACACAAGCCATTAAAACATCTTCAAAAAATATTTCAGCTGTTTCTGGTCTCGCTATATACTCTAAAAAAAAGTGATTAGGAGGAGCTGCTTCCATGCTGAACTTTGTTAACCCATGAAGTGATCCCTTAGAGCCGCGACCATCAACAGTACCACTAATATCATAAGAATCACAACCAAACGCTCCAACGTGTTCATTTCCAGGAAACTTTTTACCATCTTTTAATATAACTCTGTTTTGCAAAGTAGAATCTGGAAACCAACTTATATTAAACCTACCATTATTACTAGGTATGAAAATAACTTTCGTATCTTTAACACCATTAGACCATTGAAAATTACCTTTTGCAATTTTTTTGATATTATTAACACCTTCGTTGTAATCTATTTGTTCATATATTTTAACAAGGTTGAATAAAGATTCTTTTGTTTCATCTCTAAATGCATGTTTCTCTGTTCTAGGAAACTGTCTATAAAATTCGTTTAATCCGTCTTGATCTTCTTTTAATCCTTCTGCTTCGTTCTCCCAATGTTCTATTACTCCGATTTCAACTGGGAGACCATCGATTCCGTAGACTTTATCTTTTGGCGTAAGAAATACAGGTGATCCATAAGTATCCATGTATCCTTCGTAGTTCCATTCCATAGGGATGAAAAGAGAATACAGTCCAGAAGATGTTTGTCCGTTTCGATTTCTTTTTGTAACATCTGAATTGTTGTATAGTTTTTTAAAATTGTTTCCACCTTTGTCTAACGCATTTGAAGTAGAGCCCATCATACACTTTCCTACGATTCTTCTTCCTAATCTTAATGTAGTTTTAGTAACTCTCCAGTTGTTTAATATATTATCGGGTCTTTCCCATTTACCACTCTCATCGTGAGCTAATAGTTTTAGCTTTTCACCATCGTAAGAGTTATCACCTGTGTTTTTCCAGTCAATAGTTGTATCAAGCCCGTCTAACTCTCTAAGCTGTTCATTCGACTCAAGCTTTCTTCTAGTAAGTTTAGATGCTGGAACACGATATGCCAATTCAGTCTTCGGCCTGTCCATACCATCTTGAATGGGTTTAAAGAAAAACGGGTAGTTGACTGATATAGGTACAACTTTATCGGTGAACATTTTCTTCGCATCAGAACCGGACTTTGAAAGTATTCCAAATCTAGCATCGCTAGATATTGTAGCTTGGTTGACAAGCTCTGCGCTTGACATAAAAGAAAATCCAGATCGTCTATTTTTGAGGTAACACATTCCGTAACATCTTGTGTCTGCTTTACATGCTTCCCAAAATATGAAGAATAACCTGTTTGACTCTCTATAGTCTGGTGCTCCAATATCAATTTTTGACCATTGCAAATACATGTAATGAGTACCAGTGATATAAGTAATTTCGCCTTTAATATAAAACCAGTAACCTTGATCTCTTTTGGTAAATTCTTCATCTATATAATCATACCATTTTTCTTTAAAATCATTGTCATATTCTTCCCAGTCAAACCTACTTTTAATTCTACTTAATTCTTTTGGATAATCTTGCCTTTCCCAGTACTGTTCCGCTTTTTTTTCGCTTCGTTTAAACGGTTTATTTGTTGCCGGTAAAGCAATCCGGAGATTCTGTATTTCAATGATTTGTCCAATTTGTCCAGTTTTACTTATTACTATAAAATCATAATCAGAGTTATAACCATACT